TCATTTGCAATTCCACCGCTTTAAACTAGCTGCCTTACGAGTAGGGCGGCCTTTTTCATCTTTCATCGGTCCTGGCATGCCAGACATGCGAGCACAAAATGATTTTTTACGAGGTCCGCCTTCAGGTTGTGGGGCTTTCAAATGCGAACCAGTAGCTGCATTATATTTAGCACGACCTTTAGCAGTAAGTCCAGCCCCTTTAGAAACTGGAAGTTTCTCACCTCTTCCAACTGCAAGAGAGGGGCCTTGCTTCTTAGTAGCCATGTTACGCCATCGCTTCCTGACAGATTACGTTAACCTGTACTGTAGCACCAGCAGAAGATGTAACAGCAACTGTCAAAATATCAGCTACGTTACCCTTAATATTGGTTAATACAGGGAAGAACGTTGTTAAGTCTAACTGCTGCAAACCGTTAGGAGGAGTAGAGAATGCATATACAACCTCACCGCCAGAAATTGCAGTTGAACTTAAATCTTGCTGAGCAAAAGAGTTATACGAACCTAATGAGCTTAATGCTACAAAGTTAGCGCCTTGTAATGACACTTGGTTTGTAGGTGTAGAAGCAATCAATTCAACTAAACAAGTAGCAGAAGAGTTCAACAACAACGTCAATGGATTTAACTGACCACGATCAATCAGACCAATTTGATATGTATTTCCAGATGCAGGAGCATTAGCCAATGGAACACCGTTACCCAACACTATGTCTTGGAAGGTAACAGTAGATACTGTGTTGGATGTAATACGGCCTGTGTATGGACTTACTGCACTAGCACCAGAAACATAAGAACCCGGTGTAGTTGTACCAAACGTGATAGTTGCAGTTGTTGTACTGCCAAATGGAACAGTTACAGAATAAGTACCGTTATATGCACTTGGACTTGCTCCAGAGATAACAATGACATCACCTGTCTTCAAGTTGTGCGCTGCAGAGAATGTAATCAAAGTAGAGTACACAGTCAAACCAGCTACAGTTGAAGTAGATGGAGCACCAATCGAACTGATTGAAGGCAAACTAGCAAGGTAATAAATGGACTTTCCTACCCATTGATTTACACCCCAATATGTTGCTGTTGGATTAGTAGTTGCTGTAATACCATTTAACAACGCTAATGGAAGAATCATTGTGGTTGTGCTTGGTATTTGCTGAATCAGATATGTCCCAGCTGGATAAGTTAATGTACCTGTTATGGAACCAGTTAACGTACCCGGTGCAGTACTTAATTGATATGTTCCAGCTCCACCAGCTGTACCAAAAGTAATAGTGGTAGTACTTGGAATAGCAGCTGTTGTTGGCTGCGACATAACAATTGTTGTACCAGAAACTGATGTAACAAAAGTACCTGCTGGAATACCAGTCGCAGCAACTATTTGCCCTACTGCAACGCTTGTAGCTGAAGTTAACTGGACTACTGAAGCACCAGAAGCCACATTAGATGCCACTGTTGTAGTAGCCACAGCTGCTGAAGCTGTTAACTGTTGAACGAGTGTTGTGCCCGCAGTGATTCCTGTTCCAGTCATTACCATACTAGCCATAAATGCGCCAGTAGTTACACTTGAGACTGTTAGAGTGGTTCCAGATAAACTAGCTCCTGTAGCAGCTACACCAATTTCAGTAAATGAACTTAATGTAATGTACTGGGCTGCGGAGTTTGCTAATGCTGGATTAGTTACTGGGTATCCATGTGCAGAAGCAAAAGTAAATAGTGCTTGACCGTTATTAGGTTGACCAACTACAGATGAAATAGCAGGAGTAGCGCCAGAAGAACCAATAGTCAACGAAGTTATAGTTCCTGAAGCAGCAGCAGCTTGAGTATTATCAAATGTATCAGTTCCCATAGGACGCATACGGAATGACATCGCTGGGTAACGCACTGCAGAAGCTGGTACTGAACGGTTTTGAGTTACTGCATCATTACCGTAAGAATATGTGAAACCACGCTGTGCGTCACGTCCACCTTCAATCAATACTGAAACACCATAATGAGTCATTACAGAAGATGTAGAACTTCCAGAATCACGTTGCTCATAGCGAACAGGTAAGTTACCAGTACGGCTCCAAGGTTTGACTTGGCTAACACCGTTAACAACGCCGTTACCTACACCAACTTGATGCAAGATCCAAGGCTCACCGTTAACAGTTACACCCCAACGCAATGCACCAGCACCGTACCATGCATACTCCATCCAAATCATCTGAACTTTAGTCCAGTCAAGTGAATAGATTAAAGTCTTATTACCGTTCCATTGATCCATTGGGATCACGGTATCTTGTGGTAAACCGCCTGAGTCAGAACGAATTACAACACTCATCCCTGATGGATTTAATGCACCTCCACCAGTACCAGACTGCATAAAGAAAACTCCATTGGAGTCATCAAAAATACCAACCCGTTGGAATTGACCAGAAGTAGTAGCACCAAAGTTAACGTTAGATGCCATGTACATTGTTTTGCCGGGCTGATAACGATGGTAAGGACGTGATTGACGAATTGTTACGTCACCGGGAACGTTTCCACCACCGATGGTCATTGTTACACCACCAAGACCGGGGTTTTGAACAATAGAAGCCTGACCTGATACGTTGTTAATGTATTGTTCCCAACGCAAAGGCTGAATACCATACTCAAAGTCGGCATCATAAATATTTGCTGATTGCGATACTTTTAATTTGCCTACAACATCACGAACACGTTGCGGCATAATAACTTCTGCTGCGCCATCAATACCTTGCCACGGAGTACTAGCAGTCTGTACCCCCATGTTAGCGGTTTGGTTATTAGGCGAGAAGAAATTTAATAAATTCCATCCACTCATTTTAGCTCCTTAGATTATTTAAAAAAGGGGGCTATTAACCCCCTATTGAGTCATTAATCAAAGTTACCGTATGGATAAGTTGTTGTATTACCAATGTTCATATCTAATTGGTTATAACGGATTGAAACTTCAACTTGACCAGAAGATAGACCAGCAGCGGTTGTAGTCATTGCCAAAGTAACGACAACTTGGGAGAACCATGTAGGCTGTGTACCAGGTTGTAAGTTTTGAAAATCTTGCAATGTAGAGCTAGTATTTGGTAATTGTGTACCAACAAATGTTCCTGTATAACGCTGTGCAGCTGGGCTAGAGATGTTAGCAAATGTTGCATAAACACCAGTAGAAGTTGCAAAGTTGTTAGAAACATATGGTTGGATTGCGCTTACAGCAACTGGAGTACCAGCGCTATCTTTAGGAACTGTACCAATATCAAGGATGATATCTGTAATATTAGAAGCATACGGCAAATAAAACACTACGCCACGATATACCAAGTTTGTTGCATCAGCTGTTGGAGCTGTAGCAGCTGTAGGTCCACTAGTGCTATAAGCACCACTTTGAGGTTTATAAATAGTTGCAGCGCTATTAGGAATATTGTTTGAAGCAGCAAAAACACCAGAACCACCACCATAGTTAGCAGTATTGGCTGATGTTACTGAAAAATCTAAAAGAGCTGATTGAATTAAATCTGTGTAACCAACGTCACGAACTGGACCAAAACGGTTATCACCAGATAGAATTGGACCTTCAAATGTACTACGTCCCATAATGGACTCCTTATGCAAAAGTTACTATTCCGATCATTGCATTGTCTGCTGGGGCAGTGGTGGAATAGTGAATCACCCAGTAATATCTTTATACACCTTTTTTAAATAGTGTGCAATCTATTTTATTGGATTTTTTTAAATTTTCTCCTTGGGTAATTACTCGTAGATTCCAAGGTACGTGAAGGCCACAGATGTCAAACGATATAAGGGGCACTATATGGTCTACTACATACCGTTCACCAGTCAGTTTTGTTAATTCTTGTGCTTGTAAATATAATTTGCGTATAGCTAATTTTTGCTCTGCAGTAATCCATGGTGGTGTAGCTTTACGATGCTTACGCCTACGAACGCTTACTAAAGCCTTATAAATCTCGGGATTATTTATTTTGTGATTGTTTCTATATTTTTGCTTTAACTCTTTGGGCCTTGCAGCAGCTCGGGCTTTTACCATTTCTTTGTTGCGTTCGTAATACCGTCTTCCTGCTTCTTTTGCCGCTTCCGACTTAGGCTTTTGCTTGCGTTTTTCATTGTCAATTTGCCAATCTTCCTTCATACATTCGACACATATGCCTTTAATTTTGCGTAATGCAACATGTCCACGAGAGCATGGTTCTCCTGTGAAATAGTGTGTTGCACCTTGTTCTTTAGCTTCTTTACGTGTTTTTGGGTAGTCCATATATCCTCCGAGTTACGATACGGGAAATTATATATAGGCTTTTAAAAAATTGCAAGAAAAGAAAAAGCCCACCAAAGTGGGCTTCCAAGGCTTATAGAATAAGACTTTATTAATACGATCCGTAAACTCCAAGAGGATCTGATACACCAAAAGAGTAACGCTCTCTTGATTTGTAACGAACGTTCCCTGTATCAAAATCACCGTCCATTGAGTTTTGCAATGGAATACGCTCAAAGTGTTTCAAACCATTTGGTACGTCAGTGGTCAAGAACCATGCGTTAGTTGCGGTCAAGAAGTGGTTAATTGTGTAACCTTCTGGAACTGCACCGTTATTCTTAATAGCGTTGATATCGTTGTTGTTTGTACCAACACGGAGTTCTGTGTCAAGCAAACGGGTAGCAACGAATTGCAATGCTGGTGGAACTACAAGTTTCTTAGGACGAGCAGCGATCAACAGACCACGTTCATCAGTCCAAGCTGCAAT